TTGTACATATTGATATTAATCAAATAGAAAATACAAATATTCTTAGAGCAACTTTAAAAGGAATGAACGACTCTTTATTTGAATTAAATAAAAATTCAAATGATTTTGATTTTATATTAGTAGATGGTGATCAATTCCACGGATATGAAGGTATACCATTTAAAACAATAGTGGGTGGAGATAATAAATATACATCAATCGCTGCAGCATCAATATTGGCTAAAACTGGAAGAGATGCATTAATGAAAAAACTTAGCGAAATAGAAGAGTTCGAACAGTATGGTTGGAATTCAAATAAAGGATATGGAACAAAACAACATATTACTGCGATCAAAGAAGGAGGACCAACAGAACATCACAGGCCTAGTTTTATTTCTCATATATTAACAACCACAGGACAATTATTCTAATGCGTAATTTAATTATCGGGACCCTTCTTTTTACATTAGGGCAATCATTGATTTGGATTCAAACAAACGGACAGTTTATTTGGCCATGGTTTAAGAAAAATCCATGGTTAATTAGTTTTGGTTTTGGAGGAATTATAAGTTATATTCTAATTAGAGCCACTGCGTTTGTTGCTTCATATTATGAAGGACTATTATGGCCAGGTAGATTTATAGGTTTTTCAACCGGTATTTTTATATTTACTTTTATGACTTATTATTTTATGAAAGAAGGAATAAATATTAAAACAGCTATTTCCTTAGTGTTAGCATTTGCTTTAATAAGTGTACAGCTTTTCTGGAAATAAATTGTTAATAACTTTTGAAAATAAATTCCCAAACATTTTTTTGTTTGGGTTTTTTTGTTTATATTAGTAGTATAATTAAAACAGATAAAGTTATGATTAGATCAAAAAAAACTAAATCCGAAATTGTAATCGACCTGACAGGTCCAGATGGAAATGCATTTGCCCTTATGGGTTATGCTAAAAGTTTTGGTAAGCAAGTTGGTATGAGTGAGTCTTATATCAAGGATATGTTAGACAGAATGATGAGTTCAGATTATGAAAACTTAATTAAGGTTTTTGATGATGAATTTGGTTCTGTTGTAATTTTAGAAAGATAATTCGAAAAAAATGCATAAAAGTTTTTTTATCCCAACTATTATGCTTATATTTAACTATAACAAAAAAACGTAAAACATGACAAATTTTAAATTCAATGCAAGTGAAATAGTTTGTAACGGAATTACAGGCGGAGCAGCACAGCTTTTAACTCAAGAAAATTATCAAACATTATCAGCCTTTTTGAAAACACATTTTATGATGGCTTCAAAAAAACAAATCTTAGAGGAACTACAAGACTCTGATCAATTACAAGATAATTGGCATATTGGTTCAAGAGTAGAAGACAATGATAAGATTTTAACAAGAATGGCAAGCGGCTTATGGGACTATTCAATTAATATATTTAAAGGAGAAAAACACTTAGCTGAAATGTGGATGAACGCACAGGTAAACAACATGACAGCAAAAGATATTATTACAGTTTTAGAATCTGCTTTAATGGATTGTGCAACAGCAGATCACTGGTATACTTTTGAAAAAGAATATTAAAAAATATGAAATTATCTATGGATGATCGAGTTAATAGGATTATTAACTCTGACAAAATAGTTTATTTAGAAGACATGACTGTACATTCAGTAAACTCTGTAGAAACCGTAGGAAAAGATCTTCTTTTTGTTAACACAGGTTCAGGTCTATTATTTCAAGACACAGATGTAATGACACTCGAGGAAGCATGTGACGCAGAAAGATTCGTAAACAAAATAAAAAAACAATGTAAAATATAATATATGGCACAAGTAAATTTAGGGTACTGTTGTATCAATCTCACATTACAAGAAAAAGAAGGTATCAAAATCGGTAGATCTATGATCAAGCGAACGTTTCAAGCAAAAGGCATCAAATACGCTGGTGAATTAGCTGAAGCAAATGTTCGTGATATGATTGAAATTATTAAATGGAATAAAAAGAAAGGTATCAATATCTATCGTATGTCTAGTTCTATGTTCCCTTGGATGAGTGAGTATGAGCTAACTGATTTACCTAATTGGAAAACAATCAAAAACTTATTAAAAGGCGCAGGTACTCTTGCACAATCATATAATCAAAGAGTTGGTTTTCACCCAGGTCAGTTTTGTGTATTACCAAGCCCTACTCAAAAGGTTGTTGAAACTACAATACGAGAATTAAATCAACATGCATTTATTATGGATACGATGGGACTACCTCAAAACCACACATATTCTATGAATATACATGTAGGTGGTTCATACGGCGATAAAGAATCTGCAAAGCAAAGATTTATAGATAACTTTAAAAGACTTGGTGATTCTGCAAAAGCAAGACTTGTTCTAGAAAACGATGACAAGCCAGCACAGTATTCAGTTCAAGATCTATACGAGATATATGAACAAATAGGTACTCCAATTACTTTTGATTATCACCACCATAGATGCTATGAAGATCCAATGCCTGAAGAAGATGCTCTTCGACTTGCTTCAAAAACTTGGCCAAAAGGAATTCGACAACTATGTCACTATTCATCATCCAAAAAGCTACATGAAGACGCTAGTGTTATTATCAGAGCACATGCTGATTATGTTTATGAAAAGATAGAAACATATAACATGGATCTAGATATTGAACTAGAAGTAAAAGCAAAAGAACTTGCATTAATCAAATATCAAAAAGACTACGAATTAGTCCTAAGTTAAATGAATATATAACCTATGAAGTTTATAAAAACATTTGAAGATTGGAACAATGTTTCACCTGAATTAAAAGCTCACATCGAAGAAGGATTAGATCTTACTAATTCATTCTTTCGTTTAGGAAGTGATGCATATTCTAAATTGTTTGAAGAAGTAAAACAATACTGGGATAAAAACAATATAATATTAAAAGGTCCTTCAGGATGGATGGCTAAAAATTTAGACGTAGGTACTTCAGCATTATATACTCCACGTGGCGGTAAAACTATTAAAGTTAAATTAGACTCTCCAGAAAGAGGAGGTAAAAAGAAATTTATAGTATATAGAGACGGAGGAAGAAAAGATAAAGAAGGAAACATTCTTGCAAAGAAAGTAGAATGGGGAGATCCTAATCTTTCTGTAAAAAACGATGATCCTGGAAAGGCTGCTAGTTTTTGGGCAAGACATGGATGTGATAAAGCAGCTAAAATGGATCCTATGAAAGCAGGATTCTGGGCATGTTATGGGCCTACATTATTTGGAAAACAACTTGGCTTAAAAAGTGATCAACCATGGTAGAAAAAGATTGCAAATGTAAATCATGTAAATGTAAAGACATGACAATGGATGAAATGATATCTATGATAGATGATCAGACATTACCTTTTACAGAGACAATCGTTTCAGAAAATGAAATCATAAGAGAATTTAAAGAAAAATATCCAGACCACTTATATAAATGGCACAGTGATCCTGAAGATAGACTTATTAAAGTATTAGAAGACTCCGATTGGAAATTTCAATATGACAATGAGATACCAACTCCATTACTTACAGGGATTGATATTAAAATACCGAAAGGAACAATTCATAGAATTATACCAGGTAAATCTCAACTAAAAATACTTATAAAAAAGAATTAAAAATCAACAATATAATATAGATATATAATCTAATAATAAAAAACAATAATTTTTAACATATTATGGCAAAATTAAAATCATTTGAACAGTTTTTATCTGAAATGGATAGAACTGAAGAAATTCAACAAGACGTTGTTGAATTAGGAGCTCCAGATGAAAAAGGGTCTGAAGAAGCACAAGCTAAAGCAGAAACTGTACAATCTGAAAGAGACGAAGTTAAGGAATTAACAGAAACTGAAGAAACTGATGTTAAAGAAGGTAACGCCTTTGGAGATGCAGTTAGAAAAGCTAAAGAAGCTGGTGAGAAAGAATTCGAATTCGAAGGAGAAACTTACAAAGTAGAAGAATCTGAAGAGGTTGAAGCTGAAGAGGTTGAAGAAGAAGCAACTGAAGAAGAAGCTGTTGAAGAATCTGAAGAGGTTGAAGCTGAAGAGGTTGAAGAAGAAGCAACTGAAGAAGAAGCTGTTGAAGAATCTGAAGAGGTTGAAGCTGAAGAAGAATCACACAAATCAGTATCTGAAATGTTAACAGAAGTTTATGAGTCTTGTAAAAACGAAGCTAAAGCTTACGAAGACGATGCACATGACGAACACACTGTAGAATCTTATATGAAAGAAAACGCTGCATTAATCGCTGCGTTAGCTGCAAAATCTTTAAAAGAAATGAAAGAAGAATACGCAGTAGAAGCTTATGAAGCTGCTTGTAATTCTATGATAGAGTCTTACACGAATAAAATGAATGAAATGAAAGAATCTGATAGCGCACATGACGCTGAAGAAGCTTAATAACATATAATTTACTCTCTAATAAAGCCTGGATATTTCCAGGCTTTTTTTATTTAGAAACTATTCTACGTTTATTGATATAATATATCAATAAAACAAATAAACATGCCAAGATTACCTATTGAAATAATTTACATGCAAAACGCATATCAGTTTGCAAAGTTAAGTTATGCTGAAAGAAGAAAGGTAGGGTGTATTATCGTAAAAGATCATCAAGTTATTTCTTTCGGATATAATGGAATGCCACATGGATTTAATAATGTGTGTGAAGATGGTAATATAACAAAACCAGCAGTCTTACATGCTGAATCAAATGCAATTATGAAAGTTGCTAAATCAACAATGAGTTGCGAAGGTGCAGAGCTATATACGACAACATGTCCTTGTTTTGGATGTGCAAAGTTAATTATACAAGCTGGTATATCAAAGGTATATTATACAGAAGATTATAGAGATATGAGCGGTGTTGAACTATTACAACAAGCTGGTATTATTGTTGAACAAGTAAATGTTTGGAATTAATGGGATTTAATAAAAGATACGTACCAGAGGTTAAAGAATTAAAAAAGACACTATTAGAGAAAGGATCTAATTGGTTTTATAAAATATATGTAACATCACCAGATGCTCTTATAGGTCCATCTGAATCAATTGAGTTTATTGAAGAATTTCAAAAAAACAATAAAATAAACAAAACCGATTTTAGTGATATAATAATAAATTCATAAAATGGCAGAAGTGAAAGATAATATAGAAAAATACCAATGGAAAAAAGGAGAAAGCTTTGGTAAAATAGTTACAGTTGATCATAGAGATTCTAAGTTTACATATTTTACAGATGGTTCTCAAATTTTTAACAATGTTATTGGTGAGTTTCTAGAGAAAGTAGAAAATGATGTAATTCCATTTCCTACTGTAACCCCATCAATCAAGATAGAAGATAAAGAGCCTGTACCTACGCAGCAAATTTCTGTAGAACAAGAACACCAACCTTCTATTATGGGTAAGATGATTACTAAAATGAGTAAGAAAAATGTAGTTAGTGTTCCTATTCAAATCAATTTAAACATTCCTACACCAGCTCTACATTCTATGTTATCTGAAAGTATGGAAGACGAGGATCTTAATGACGAGATAATGTCAGTTGCCCTTTCTCAAATAGAATTAGATAAATTACAAGAGTACATTAAAGGAAATATTGTAGAATTCTTAAAAGAATACTACTCATAATATAAAAAGTATAAATATACTATAATCAATTAAACATTTATAAAAATGGCAAAAGGATCATCATACGCTAGAAAGCAAAAAAGACAACAATTTAGACAAGCAGGTTTTTTAAAAATAAAAAACATGTTCGGTAGATTTTCAGAGCAAGGAATAGCATGGTATACTAAAATGGCTGAAGACGGAAAAGAATCAGAACGTATAAACGAAAAGAGAAGATTAGACTCAATTGAAGAGCAACTAATGTCTAAATTAAATATATTAAAAGAAACTTGGGAATCTTTCGGATATAACTCTGATGAAATTTCTAAATTAGAAGAAGCATGGACAATAACTGCAATTAAAGATAAAGATACTTATAGAGCTGATAAAAAACAGGCAAATGTATTAAGAAGAGAAGCTCAACAATCTTTAGCAGCTAGAAAAAATGCAGGAAATTAAATTACAACTAGCAGATAATGGCGTAATTAGATCAGTGGTTGATGACAATATTAACGGTGCTGGAGAAACTTACGAATCTACTACAGTATATGAGTTTGATAGTATATCGAACAAAATTAAATTTATTGAAGAACTTTGTATAGACGTTGGTCTAGAATTAGGAAACTCTAAATCTAAAATACAGATACAAATTGATTCAGATTGGGGAGAACATTATAAAGCTTCTCCCTCTGAAATTGATTTTAAAATAAAGAATTTGGAACTCAAAATAAAAGAGTTGCAAGAAAAGAAAAATGGATAGTAATCTAAATATAGAATGTGTTTGGTATAAATCAAAGAGAGATTTCAATAAGTTCGTAAGATCAATTGAAGATCCTCAATTAAGTATCATAGATTATTCTATAATTAAAAATAAACTTATAAAGGCAGATCCTTATAATGAGGAGCCAATAGACTCTATCATAGGTTTAAATATTATCCAATCTTTAAAAAACGCAGTTAATCCTGAAAAGAAACCTATCACAACAGTAGTATACTCGTTTAAAAACTTAAATATAGATACAGTTTCTAATACAAAGGATTTAATAAATTCAATAACTGAAAGAGAAATTAGCTTCGTTTTAAATGTTTTAAACATGGATCAAATACCTTCTAAAGCAATTTTAAGCAAGTTTGATTTTGTCAAGTTTGTAGATAATGGTTAATCATAGACTTTTTAGTAAAGGTGAATATATTCACGCTTTAATTTCAAACACAAGATATTCAAATATAGTTTTTCCGGTAAGGGCAATTATATATGACGTTAAGTTCGATGAGACAATGCCTAAATATCAGATTAGAATAGTTAAGTTCTATGATGACATTAATTTTTTAAAAAGGTATTTCTTCGATATGAACTTTGATAAAAATTTCGATGGAGGTTCAACTAAATTTAGATTTAATAGAGATAAATTTAAAACTAAAGATGAACTTACTAAATATCTAGATGCGAACGCTGAAACCTATTCAATTGTAGTCGATTCAGTTATGTGTACCAAATCATATAACCAGATTTCAGAGTTATATAATAATATTCAAGATTTTTTAATTGAAAAAGAATTAAGAGATTTATATGAAAAAGCCACAAGATCCTCTTATTCTAAAGGCCAATATTATTATGAATCCAAAGGAGTATTTGAAGCTCATCTTAAAAAGTTTTTAGGAGATAGAGCACCTTCCAATAAAAAATACTACGATAAATTACTTTTTAGACCAACAGGACCAGATTACGATAACTTAAAAGCATAGGAATAAATCTGAATATATATAATACTAGTTTAAATAATATTATATAATTACATGCCAGGACTTAATATAAAAGGTGCGACTAATTCGGTTGGAAAGGGAATCAGTAAAGGAATTCAAGGTGGGATAAACTCTATTAAAAGGGCAGCCGGCTTTGACGTTGATTTAGAAAATCCTGACGGGGTTCAATCTCAACTTACTTCTAGAAATACAAATAACTCTTTAAAATCTAATCAAGAATTAGATAATAACTTAAATATCGCAGGAGTATCTGGGGATATTACAGTTGAAAATGTAGGTACTGATGGCTCTAAATTTTATACAAATTTAGAAGAGTCAGTCACTCATACAATTCCTGACGGTTTAGACGGAAAAACGACCGGAGGAGACATTACAATAGGTCCAAGACCATTTTCTTTATTTAGTAAATATTCTTTAGTTGATTTTAGAGGAAGTGTTTTAAACCCAGAAGGTGGTAAAGCCGGTGGTGCAAGTAAGCATTTTAATAAAATTGACCCGAGTGTATTAGCAAATCCAACTGCATCTAAAATTATACAAATGACCGAAGGAATTGCCGATAATTATGGATATGCATATAGTTATTCTGATTTTGCATTAACACGTTATTTTGGTAAAATACCAAATAACATGATGATTACTTTAAGAAGATTTTCATTTCCATGTCCTGATGATATTATATCTCCAAAAAGTATGGGCGGTGAGAGTGTACCTCAACCGGATATTGCTCGAGCTATTACTTGGATGGGAGAATCTACTGGTAATAATCTATCAGATATTATGAAATTTTCACATGGTTTCAATTGGAAAGAAGCTGAGGCTAAAGTCCAAACACTACAATCTCAAACAAAATCGAGATCGGGTACATTTGGAGCTAGAATCGCGGGAGACAGGTTATTATCAGCTGCAGCATCTGCAGCACAGGGTAAAGACGCTTATGAAACGGCATCAGCAGACGCAAATGCAGGGTATGATTCATTTACTAATACATATCCTAATCACGTGTTTGGCCCTATCAATGTAATTAATAAAGTTTTAATGAGAGAACAGGGTATGACATTTAATCAAGAATTTAGTCTTAAGTTTGAATATGAGCTAAGAGATCTTGGAGGATCAAATCCTAAAATTTTAATGATGGATCAACTTGCAAACATATTGGCTCTTACATATAATAATGCTCCTTTTTGGGGTGGGGCCGTTAGATATATTGGAGATGGATCAATTACTAAACCGCTAGGTGATATTGAAAAAATAAGAAATGGAGATTTTGGAGGTTTTATGCAGACTGTTCTTCAAGATATTACAAAGAGTGGGAGAGGAGCTAGTCTGACTCAAATGTTTGACAATGTAAAAGATGGTTTAAAAAAGAATGGAATTGGTAAAGTTTTTGGAAATTTATTAGGAGGTGGTTTAATGAAAATGTTTAATACTCCACAGGGAGGACAAGCAGTTCAGTCTCTTTTAACTGGTGATTCAACTGGACAATGGCATGTTACTATTGGTAATCCATTAAATCCTATTGCGGTTATGGGTAATATGGCATGTACTGATACTGAAGTGAATTTCGAAGGAGCTATGGGACCTAATGATTTCCCGGAAAGAATGGTAGTAATTGTTAAATTAAAACCAGCAAGACCAAGAGATAAAGCTGAAATTGAATCAATGTTTAACCTGGGTCGTGGTAGATTCTACATACAACCATCAGACTCAGTAGATATTAATGCAGTAACAGATGTAGATGCTTATGGTAAAACCAAAGGCAAAAACTCGAATATTGTTAAAGAATTGAGAAAATTAGCAAACGGATAATATGAAATCAATAGATAATAAAAAAGTAAAAAATAATAAACTCAGATTAACTGAGCCTTGCGTTCTATTTAATGAAAATGTTAAAACCATGACAGTATACACTGTACATGCTGATGAAGTTGGTAGAATTGATTTAATTGCCGATAGAGTATATAACAATACAACATACTCTGAACAAATATTAAAATTCAATAACATTTCTAATCCATTTTCAATTAATGAAGGAGATGTTCTTAATATACCATATACTGATCTTCCATTTAAGAATTGGAAAACTATTAAACCACAAGATAAATCAGATAGCTCACATCCTATTAAAGATCAATTTATGGATAGTAAGAGATTAACTGTTAAAGATCAGAACAGAATTGAATATTTAAAACAAAAGGCATCACAAAAATTAAACGGATCTAAAGAAATACTTCCACCTAATATCCTTAAAGATGGAGAAAAGAATATGGATATAGAAGGAGGCACAATTACTATTTAATATGGCAGTACAGGGTAAAATTTTAACTAAATTAGAACCAACCATAGAACTTGATAAGCTTAAATTTAAATCTTATAAAGAGTCTGAGGGAGATAATCCTGGAGATAACAATACATCTCAAGAATTAGGTGTTGAGTTTCCTTTAATATTTGTTAATGGTTATAGGTTTAATAAACCAGACATTAAGCATTTTGACATATCTTTAGCGGAGTTTTCTCCGACAATAAACATAACTATAATAGATTCAGAATCCTTATTTTCAGCTGATTCATACCCAAGAGATGGTGATGTAATTAACGTAAGAATAGCTTCTAGAGCAAAAGACATATATAAGGATATTAGAATGGATTTTGATATTGTTGATGTGATATCACCTCCTAAATCTGCAGAAGCAAATAATATGGGAGGAGCTATTTATACGTTAAGTGGTAGGATGAAAATACCAGGATTATATGCAGAACAATGTAAATCATACGGAGTAGGAACTACATTAGATCATTTAGAAAAAATAACCACTGAACTTAAATTAGGTTTAGCTTCAAATGTAGATTTAACCGACGATTCAATGAATTTAATAACGCCGTATGAGCCAATTAAAGACACTATCGAGGATTTAGTAAAACACTCTTACGTCAATGAAGATTCATTTGTGACATGTTGTGTAGATCCTTATTATTATTTTAATTTCGTAGATTTAAATTCTATATTAAATGCAGATGAAGACTTTGAAGATGCTATTTCTTCTTTTGACGAAAATATAAATGACACATTAGGACCTGAAGCTACTAATGAAACTAATTTAATAGATAAATCCCCATTAGCAATAACATCTTTTTCAGGAGCAGCCGGCACTAATGTACATATTTCAAAATATGCAATACAAAACAATTCTGGGGAAATAGTAAAAAAGAACGGATATAAAAGAGTTCTTCAATTTTTTGAGAATGATTCTGAGGAAACTGGATTAGTAAACTTTGATGTTGAGCCTTTATCTTCTAATAATCTTAAAGACATACATGAGCCTCTTAAAGGACGTAGGGACGAGGAGAGATACAAACAAGAAATAAAATATAAGTATGTTGGCAGAAGACATAGTGATGCAGAAACATCGAATACACACTTAAATTACAACTTTGCAGGATTACATAATGTTCAAAATCTTCAAGAGCTTGATAAGGTTTTTTTAGAAGTTGAATTATCAACATGGAATCCTGCTATATATAGATATCAAAAATTGCCAGTTGCAATATACTCAGAAACTCCTGATAAAACTGCGGCCGATGCTGCTTTAAAGACCAAGAAAGAAGAATTAGGATTTGAGGCTAAAGAAAAAGAGGAAATAGCCGACGGTAGTAGAAATGAAAACGATGGTGTTGGGGTAATTGATGAATTCTTAAGTGGGTTTTATATTGTTGGAGAAATAAGTTATGTATATACAAGGAAAACAGGCAAAACTGTACAAAAGATGAAACTTCTCAGAAGAGAATGGCCAAGTCGCATAAATAATATACCTGAAAATATTTCAGAACCTGCACCTGAGCCAGCGCCTCAACCAGCGCCTCAACCGGCTCCTGAACCAACCCCAGAACCGGCACCAGAGCCTACACCGGAACCTACACCGGAACCTACGCCAGAGCCAACGCCACACTTATATGAAATCTTAATAACTGGTAATACGTTGCAAATAGTTGTATTTGACGCAAGTGGAGCTGAAGTATATAGAGGTGAACCTAGAATTAGTGTAAACCCAATACTAGATGAGGGTGGAGTTGTAAATGAAGCTAAAGCAGCTTTAGATCCATCGAAACAAGATCCTAACGTCCAAAACATGCGAAAAAAATAAGATAAATAGTTATATGTCAGACTTTAAGAGAATATCAGATTTTAAGAAAAGTAAGTTATCTAGATACCCGTATCAAGATCCAACATACTTGTCTTTTGTTATGCTTTTTGATTTTACAGATCAAATAAATTCACCACTATTATCTTTAAGTGCTGAAAATTATCTAGCTAAATTGGCTAATGCCGATTCAACTGAATCTGAGTTTTATAAAGAAAGATTAGAAAATTTACAAAATTTTAAAAAGGCTTTAAAAACTATCAATAATGAAATGCCATGGTACTGGCAAAGTCTTTCTGGTTTAGAAAGAACTCAACAGTATAATCCTGAAAATGCGTATATGGGAGGAGACGATGCAAGAATTGAAATTACAACATTAGAATCTTTAAATCTACCTGTAGCTGGATTAATGCATCTTTATAGAAAAGCTGTATTTGATGAAAGAAAATGGAGTTATATTCTTCCTAGCAATTTACGTAAATTTAGAATTTATATTTATGTAAGTGAAGTTAGAAAAATTAAAGATAATGCAAAGCCTAAAATCGGTGGTTTAAACAAAGATGCTCTTAGAGGGTTTCCAGATAATTTTAAACCAACTTTAAGTATAGAAGATAAAAATAAAGAAATATCTGGAGTTTCGGGTAGACCTTATTTTATGATATCATTAAAGGATTGTGAATTTGATATAAAAGAAGGTGTTGAGATATTTACAGATTTACAAAAATCTCCAGAAGCACCTGCAACTGGTAAAATTGCATTTAATTATGAAGTGTTATACAATGTAGAATCTAGAGTTTTAAATGGTATAATAACAAGTGAATTTGGTTCTGATAATTTAGCACCATCTCCTGATGGAGAAGGAGTTTCACCAAATACTGTTGGTGATTGGTTATTAGATAAAGCGAAAGAAAAAGGACAGGCGTTTGTCGATAGAGCAGTTGGTGATTTGAAAAACCAAGGTTTAGAAAAAATGCAAGAATTAAAAGCGGCTGCAAAGGACGCGACTATTGGTAGATTAGATAGAAGTATTAATAATATTTATAAAGAATTTATAACTGGTGTAGATAATGCAACTGGCGATATAACTAACAATATTAAAGAATCTATAGGCGAAAATATTCATGGATCTGCCGCAGGTGCAGATACTGTATTAGATGCTCTTACTACTGCGTCTAGAAACTCTTTAGGAAGCGTATACGATGAATAGCGAAGAACTTGAAAAAGATAATATTAGAGAAACTCACTGGTTAGGTGCAGTTGTCGATAACACAGATCCTAAAAATTTAGGTAGGTGTAGAATCAAGGTGTATGGTAAATTTGATAACTTGCCAGACGATGCTATTCCATGGGCAACTCCTATGAATAGGGATTTACCAGGTTCACATGCAACCCCTAGAGTTGGCGATATAGTTGCAGTTAGATTTGATAACGGAAACATATATCATCCAGAATATTGGTTTCACATTAATCAAAACAAAGAATTAAAAGAAGATATTTTAGAATCTTCATCAGCACCACAGGACGTTATCAGTTTAGTGTATGACGCTGAAAGAAACTTAAGAATATATCATTCACAAGACGACGGGTTAGTAATCACAAGAGGAAGTGGAGCTAAAGAAAGACCACTTATTCAAATAGACGAAGATGGTATGATAAAGATTTCAACAGATGAAAAGATATTCTTAGATTCTGGAAATATATTTTTATCAAATGAAGGAGAAGCTGGGGCTGACGAAAGCGAACCAGCTGTTAGAGGAGTATCTTTAGAAACTTGGTTAAATACTTTTTTAGATGATTATAAGGCACATACTCATCCAACTGGTGTAGGACCTTCTGGGCCTCCATTAGCGCCGACGCCTATTTTTATAAATCAAGCAAAGAACAATCATATTAACTATCAACAAAAAAATAAATAATTATGCCTGCACAGTGGCCTAAATTTATTAAAAACGTATCTGACAAAATGTCAGGTCAAGGGTATGATTCAGTTGAAGAGTGGGCTCTATTTTTATCTAATGAATATTTTAACGCTGTTAAAACTTCACAATCTCCCTATGGACAAACACATGTATCTGGTCAAAAACCTATTTTAGACACAGGGTTTGTAGCAGCCTTCAATAAAATATTTAACGAAGAAACTGTATCTTTTGAAGATAAATTTGAATTACCTAAATTTGCAGATTTTAACGAACCTACGGTAGTGCCTGATTATACTAATAATACAACTTGTGAAATAGAAGATTGTATTAATCAAAATAGAGATTTAGAAATAACATTTATTGATTATAGAGAAAATAGCAAACCTGAAAAAACACATACGTATGATAAATTTCAATTTTTCTCTTTGTTTGAATCTTTATGCCCTGATCCTTTTGTTGATGAAAAAGATTTTACTGGCGGAATTAATATTGAAGAATTAATAAGTGATCAATTAGAAAAAGATCAAGAGTTAATCGATGCAGGATCTCCTGATTTATTCGCGGTTTTAACTATATATGGTTTTAACGAATCTGGTAAATATAAATTTTTATATTCTATAAACGAAGAAGATCAACCTATAGAACGAGCAAATGACGGCGTATTTACGACTCGTATATCTTCTACGCCTGGAGATTATAAATATATTTTTAAAGAAGTATACGATGAAGATCTTAATTTAATTAAAGTAATTAATAAAGAAGTGACAATTACTATTTCAGAAAAAGGAGAACCTGTTATTGTAAACACACTAGAAGACGAGTCGGACCAGCAAGATACAACTCCAAAGATATTAGATATATTAAACACGGATTCTCTAGACCTTAGTAATAAGGATGTTAAGGATTATTTATTAAACTCTTTAACTGAGCGTGTTTTATTACAAAATGACGAAACTGAAAACTTTTATAAATGGGTTAAGCGCTTTAACAGCTTCAGTGGCGTTCATTATCCAGGGTGGGTACGAACTATATTAAAAGATTTAGAAGATAAAATAAAAGATTTAGCAGATGTTGTTAAAGATAAAGTTATAGCAGAAGCTCGCGCAAATGGAGATCTAAGAGTAGCAAGCCAATTCAGCAATATAATATACAATAGGTTTGATATACAAGAAATTATTGAAAACTCTAAAATAAATCAATACACATGGCAGGTTAGTGAGAAATTAGATATTGATTTACCTAAATGGCTTGATCCTACCGCAATCATCGCATTTACTTATGATAAAGTATACGATATGCCTTTTGCTGGAGGACAAACCACGGTTGTTGAAGGACTAAGAAAATCAGCTAAATTAGATAAATATGATGAAGAACAAGATAAATGGTTTGATAGAGTAACTGCTTGTGTAAGTAATAAAGATATAGATTTAGCAGAAGATCCTGCTGAAGAAGACGGATATGATGATTTAGCTAAATCTATTATAGACTATTGGAAAAGCACAACAATTCAGCCTTTGAAAGCAAGCCCACCTGTGCCGCCATGTAATACGCCGGCACCTCTAGGAGGAAAATATGTTCCTATTTATTATGGTAACCAAGCTGGATTAGCAAATAAATTAAGGAGAGCGTTTAACACTGGTAAAAAGTTTAAACTAAAAGGGATGCACAGACCTCCTTCAGTAGCAGTTGCAACTGCAGTCGCTGCTGCGTGTAGTATGCACTTATTAGAATTAAAATTCATATATTTAGGAGGAATTATAACACCAACTTCTCCTATACCTATGATCGGGTTTGTTCCCGTAGTGTTCTAGAAAAAACAAATATATAAAAAGAATTATTATTAACCACTTAAATTAAAAAAAATGTCACAAGACGTTAAACAAAAAAGAAAAAGACTTTCAGGAACAATGCAACCAGAAGTTGCTACTGAAAAAAAAGAAGATCGCGTTTTAGCTAATGCTAACGTACCGCCAGAAGAGTTTAATTGGGCTGAGCATGAAGCTGGATGTCCATCACAAACTAGAAAGGCAAACACGAATTTAAAAAACATTCCACATGGCTGGAAAGTTTTATGTAAGGATCCTTACGCACAAGATTTCTTAAACATTTTAATGGGCCACGAGGCAGAAACACCTAATCAACAAATGAGTATTGAGGCTGGTGAGATCTACACTGGTACTATTTATAGTGTAAATACTGAATGGGTATCTGTTGATATTGGGTATAGAGAAATGGTGTACGTAAATTACTTAAAAGAAGAAGCAAGTATTAGAGAATCTTTTATCGTAGGAAATGAAGTTAAGATTCAGGTTTTACAAATGGGAGGAGCTAGAGGATTTGTTTTAGGATCTATTTCAGCCGGAGTTAAGACTGCTGTTGCTGCTGAGATAATGGAATCTATTAAAGACGGAAACACTGCATATATTGGTAAAGTAGCTAATATGATACCAGGCGGAGGTTATATTGTAAATGTGCAAGGTATAGATTGTTTTATGCCAGGTTCTTTGGCTGGAATTAATAAACTTCCAGATTTTGAATCTATAGTAGGAACTGAGATGTATGTAGTACCTGTTAGTTTTTCAGAAAAGAGAGGAACTATTGTAGTATCTCATAGAGAATATTTAAAAGCCATGATTCCTTCTAAGATTTCAGACCTTAAAGAAAATCTTACACAAGATTTATCAGGTAATGTTACAGGATCTGCGAAATATGGAGTATTTGTTGAATTTAACGAGTGTTTAACTGGTATGATTCATGTTAATGATTTAACACCTGAATTATTAAAGGCCCACAAAGCTAGAGAGATACAACCTGGTGATGCAATCAATTTCAAAATAAAAGAAATTGTAAGTGAAACTAAAATCATTCTAACTCAATTAGATGCTAAACCTGTTGTTGATTTATGGGAAGGTATTGAAGATCGAATTAAAGCGCCTACCCAAGTTATTGGTAAAGTTAAAGCTGTTAAAGATTATGGAATCTTTGTAGACATTGAAAAAGGAGTTGCAGGTTTATTACATATTTCAGAACTTGAAGGTATTGATGTAGAAGATATCAAACCAGGTAACGATATTAATGTTAAGGTTACAAGAATAGATGCTTCGACAAGAAAAATCTTTTTAAAACTATAAAAAATTAATATTTTTTAAAAAAAAGCGGCATAAAATTTTTTTATGTCGTTTTTTTTGCTTATATTAGTATAGTAATTAAAAAACAAATAAAGATGCCTTACATCACAAAAGAACAAGTAAAATCAAAAAGAAAAGCACTTAAAGAAGCTCTTCCACAGTACAAATTATCTATTACAACTGAACATTATTCAGGTATTAAAGTTGCAATTATGTCAGGTCCTACTGATTTTGGAACTGAATATACCCAGCTAAACCAATATCATGACTATCGTGCTGAAACTTGGAATAGAAATACTGAAGAGTATGAAAGTAATCCATCAATTGCAGATGTTATGGATGTTATTATGCCAATTTTAAACGAAGGAAAGGGAGCATCAACTGAAGATGGTGATTATGGAATGATACCTGATTACTACACTTGGGTCCATATTGGTAAATGGGATAAACCTTACGTTATTAGTTAAATCCGGGTATTATGATAATATAATACGAATATATAAACTAACTTAAGTTTAGAATATATTCGCGGATGAAAACATTTAATGATTCAGAAATACTGAAAAACGCCTTAGTTGGTGTAGAATTTGAATTTTATTCAAATATTTCAATAGAGGAAACTGCTAAAGAACTTGCTGGGATTTTAAATAAAAAAATCAGAGTAGAGGAACAAGCACATAGTGACTTTGTTGTAACTTCTGATGAGTTTAAAATAGAACCAGACATGAGTGGTGGCGCCAAGTTAATGGAATTAGTAACCGGTGCAGTACCTTATTATTCTGCGAGGTTAATGATTATTAATGTGTGTTCGTGGATAGAAAAGAATGGATATACTAATGATAGATCTTCAATACATTTGAATATTTCTTTTGATAAAAATAAGATTGAAGATAAAAATAGAATATCTAAAATGAACGTTCTTAAGTTTATTTTAGATTTTAAAGAAAATCAAGTTTTTAAATTCTTTCCAGAAAGAAAAGATTCAGCATACGCAAAATCTATTAAATTTATTTTACCTAACAAAGATACTTATTTCTTTGACGGTAAAACAATTAATCAACAAAATTTTATTTACCCCGATTCTAAATACTATGGAATTAACTTTGAAAAAAGACATAGTAATTATTTAGAATTTAGATATATTGGTGGAGCCGATTGGGAAAAAAAGACATCAACTATATTACACATGTTAGATAGTTTTTTAGTTCAATTATGGAATTCAACAGAGTCTAAAAGATTTACAGATCTAAATGCACTAGAACTTAAAAAAATATTAGCAGATAATAAGAGAATTATAGATTCTAGAAGAAATTGGAGAGAAATTGAAAAAAATTGGAAACATATTCAATTCAGTGTTGATTTAAATAAAGAAGATAAAATAGTAGATATTTACTGGGCAAATATAAAAGAACAAGTTATGCGATTATTTACGCATGGTGCGATTTCAAAAGGCCATATAAATTATGATACTGATACTGGTAGGGTTCAAGTAAAAGATGGAAAGCTATCGTATTGCGTTGAATTAGATAATTATGATTTTATAAATTGCCATATTAGAGGAGAAGTTTCTCACTCTGATTTATTTCAATGTCAATTAGAAGGATCTGATGTTGATGAGTGTAATTTTTATGATAATTGTCAGATAAACTCTTCCAAAGTTAAAAATTCATATATACATAAAAGCTGTCATGCAAATGATGCGTATATATATGGAACAAATGGAATATTTAAAGGAAGTATGAAAGGCGGAATATTTAGAGAAGGTAAATACGATAAAAAAACAGCTAAATTCGATAACACTGAAAAGGTGTTGTATCAAGAAGTATAAAATAAAGTACATATAAAAATGAGTAATATATTTGTAGGAGACGATTCATGGTTAGCAGACCCTCAATTAGGGAGTGACTGTTTTAATGAATTTGTTAATGAACTAGCAGAAGAAGTTACAGGGTCTTGTATGATCCCTATGAATCTTCCAAAGAAAGAAGTTCAGAACATTGTAAAAAGAGCTAAAAAATGGTTTTATAAAAATTATGAGTATTCTGTAAAAGAATCTTTTGTAGTTTTACCAGTTGCTCTTTTTGATTCAGAATATTTTAAACAAAATAGAGCTATCACACTACCTGGAATGGATGACACTAGCAAAGGAAACGAAGTTTATTCAGTTTACGGTGTATTTGAAACAGGATCAAGATCGGGAATGACAAACGATATTAATTTCACGACCGGTGATTTTGCAATGGAAAGAATGATGGCTCAAGGATTATATGGTGGAGCTGGAACTGCAGCAGCAGCTGAAAATTTGCAAGCCTATGTTATTAATGAAAGTTTTTACGACTTAGCAAGACAAGTTTTAGAGAATCCAATTAGTTTTCAATATAACCAATTAACACATCAGTTAAAATTTATGGGAGATACTCCTAAAAAAGATGTTATATTAGAAGTATATGAAACTATTCCAGAGTGTAATCTTTTTAGTGATGAAGCATTCTTTAGATATTGCGCAGCAAAAATAAAGGTTTCGCTAGGACAAAAGCTTTCTATATTCGGATTTACATTACCTGGAAATATTCAAGTAAATGCTGATGTTATTCAAGGTTTAGGAGAAACTGAATTAGAAAATGTAATTGAAGAAATAAAAACAGATGAAGGTGCTGATTGGATGATGCATTCTTAGTGGTATATATAGATATATGGAGTTTTACGTAAAAGAAATAGGAGAACCAAATTTTAGCCCAGATAAGCTGCAGCAAGACGCTGAGCTTTCTATGTTAATGACTCAAATAGAAACAATACTTTTCACGAGAAAAGGAGATGTTCTAGGTGATTTAGAGTTTGGTGCAAGTTTAGAAGATTACGTATATGAATTAAGATATAATGATTTCCAGCTAAAGAAAGTAATTAATGAGCAAATAGCTCAATACG